AATAGTCTCGTATGTGCTGAGTTGGGTCTTGTTCCTAGCTCTTCTTTGGATAAGCTTCGGAAGGCAACTATACAATGGGTATTACAACCCCTAAAAGAGAACCATACTGATAAATATTTAGCGAAAAATTTTTGGCTGGATGCGAGCGATCAGTTAATGTATCAAGGGAAAGCTCCACAGTTTTCTGACACCAAAGCAGCTCGTATGCCAGCGTTCTTTGAACATGCAAACACCAACCTCCCTCAATATGCTTGAGCCCATCATCGGGCCAACACCTGAATCTCTTCTAAATGAAATGGAGGAGACCTTCCCACCCATAACACCCCACCCAAAGGAGGAGCTCGCTAGTATTATGTACAAAGCAGGGCAACGCTCCGTCGTTGAGTGGTATGAAAAACGACTAACCAAATGAAACAGCCACCTCAATTAATTAAAGCTAAAGATCTTCCATACATTTGGGCAGAGGTAGCGCCTCTAATTAACAAAGGTCTATCTCATAGTCTTGGTGAGTCTGATGCTGAATCATTCTTTCTTCCTATCTACACAGGTCAACAGTACCTTTGGATAGGTATAGAAGATGGTTTATTAGATTTAGTATTAGTCTGCGAAGTACTACGTTACCAACTAAGAACTTCATTATTTATTCATGTCTGGGCAACCAGCTCAGGTCAAGACTATGAACCTTGGATGGCTCATTGGGATTCTATAAAAGATTTTGCAAAGATAAACGGTTGTGATTTTATAGAAGCCAAAGTAAGAAAAGGTCTCGCTAAGAAATTAAAGTGGACCGACAAACATTCATTAGTAACACTAGAAATTTAGGAAAAGAATTATGGGCAGAGGAAAAGCATCACCTATACAAGCACTAACTAAAGAGAATCCATACGACGATCAATGGATTAAAGATCAATTTGCTACTGGTCAAACAAGATACGACGAGCTAGCAGCTTGGATGAACGAACGTAAGACAGCACTAGGTACTCCAACAATGTATAATGTTGGTGATGGACAGTCCGTTACACGAGACGAGCTTGGAGGATTCTTACAAGATTACACCAAAACTCAGTTAGCAAATCAAAAGCAAATGTTTGATTCTCAGATAGCTGACATAAACAAGCAGCGAGATCTGGATGAAGCAACAAACAAGCAGCGAACAGATGTATACCAAGCAAGACTCGGTGATATCTCAGGAATGCTTGGAGCTAACAGGGCATCACTACAAGCACAAGGTGAGCAGCTATTGAAAGTAGGTGAACGTAATAGAGCCAGATCATATGGCGGAACAGGCGGTGGATTTAACCGTTCTGGATTAAGAATACAAGGACTTAATGTATAACAATGACAGCTAAAGAACGGTATGACCATTTGTCAAGTGATCGAAGCCAGTATCTAAGTGAAGCTGAGGAAGCAACAAAGCTTACCCTACCATATCTTATTCGTGGTCATGAAGATCAGTCTAAAGGTATGAAGCAGTTGAAAACACCATGGCAGTCAGTGGGAGCTAAAGGAGTAGTAGCGTTAGCATCAAAGCTTTCGCTATCACTCGTACCCCCACAGACTAGCTTCTTTAAACTGCAAGTGGATGAGTCACAACTAGGAGACGTACCTCCTGAGTTGAAATCAGAATTAGACTTATCCTTTTCAAAGATAGAACGAACCATCCTTGATTCTATTGCAGCATCAGATGATCGTGTAGTAATACACCAAGCATTACAACATCTAGTTGTAGGTGGTAATGCTCTTATCTTTATGGGTAAAGCAGGGTTGAAATTATTTCCTCTTAATCGCTTCGTCTTAGAACGAGACGGTAACGGAAACGTGATTGAAATAGTCACAAAAGAACGTATCAACAAAAAACTAATAGAGAAATATCTGCCTCCCGAGGAGGAGATGCCTCTAGTTAATTCAGATGAACCTGATGATAAAGAGTGTGATATATACACACATGTCAAACGTGAAAACAATAGAGTAGTTTGGCATCAAGAAGTAAATGGTAAAGAATTAGCCGATTCATATAGTAAAGCTCCAGTCGATGCAACACCATGGCTACCTCTACGTTTTAATACAGTAGATGGAGAAGCTTATGGTCGTGGTAGAGTAGGTCAATTTATTGGGGATCTCAAGTCTCTCGAGGCATTGTCTCAGGCACTTGTAGAAGGCTCTGCAGCAGCTGCTAAAGTTGTTTTTGTAGTATCACCCTCAAGCACCACTAAACCCCAGACACTGGCGACTGCAGGCAACGGAGCAATCGTTCAAGGACGACCTGATGACATCGGTGTAGTACAAGTAGGTAAGACAGCTGACTTCCAGACTGCTTATCAACTCATGGCTACGTTAGAGAAGAGATTAAACGAAGCATTTTTAATCTTATCAGTAAGAGATAGTGAGCGTACAACTGCACAAGAAGTACAGATGACTCAACTAGAACTAGAACAACAACTCGGAGGTCTCTTTGGGTTACTTACAGTTGAGTTCTTAGTACCTTATCTCAATAGAAAGCTTAATGTATTCCAGAAGACAGGTGAGATACCACGTATACCCAAGGGTATGGTGAAGCCTATCATTGTAGCTGGTATAAATGCACTAGGCAGAGGACAAGATGTACAAGCTCTTGGTCAATTCTTACAAACTATTGCACAGACAATGGGACCAGAAGCTATTGCACAGTACATTAATCCTGATGAATTAATCAAACGACTTGCAGCTGCACAAGGTATAGACGTACTAAACCTAGTGAAGAGTATGCAAGAGATACAGGGAGAACAGCAGCAAGCTATGCAACAGCAAGCTGAGATGGAAGCTATCAAGCAGACACCTAACATGCTCAAGGCTCCAATGCTTGACCCTAGTAAGAACCCACAACTAGCACCACCTCAATAATATGGCAGAGACATTAACATACGAAAATACACAAGAAGTCACCACAGTAGACAACCTCAATGCAGAGGAGCAAGAGTCTCTTAAAGTTGGTGAAGCTATGGAGGAGGCACAAGATAGCCTCCTTGCTGGCAAATATAAAGACGCTCAAGAATTGGAGAAAGCTTATGTCGAACTCCAGAAAAAACTTGGAGAAGGCTCTGAAGCTAGCGGAGATACTGAGCAACCTACGGATGAAGTCCAAGAAAACACAGAAGATACAGAAGATAAGGATGAAACTAAAGAAGATACTACAGACTTTTCCTTCTTAGATACACTCTACGAAGAAGCTACATCTGGTAAAGAGTATAATAAAGAGACTTTAGAAAAGCTCTCTACTATGACTACTCAACAGATAGCACAGATGCACCTTGAATGGGTAAAGAATGCTCAGACTAAGTTCATCCCTAAACCAGATGACTTAACTGAACAGAATGTAGCAGAGTTAAAAGGTGTCGTAGGTGGTGAAGAGAACTATAAGAATATGATAGACTGGGCTCAACAGAATCTAAATGAAACAGAGATCGCTATGTTCGATCAGGTTATGGAGAGAGGAGATGCAGCATCAGCATTCTTTGCAGTTAAATCACTAGCTTACAGATACAATGATACAATAGGAAAGGAAGGAAAAATGATTACAGGCACAGCACCGAAGTCAGACGGATCAGTATTCCGTAGTCAGGCTGAAGTAGTTAAAGCTATGAGAGATTCAAGATATGACAGAGATCCTGCATACAGACAGGACATACAAAATAAACTTGCACGTTCAAACATTAATTTCTAATGGCTATAGATAAGAAAAAATTTTTAGCAGATCAGAAATGGAAAGCTGATCTTCTTATAAATGCAAATAAGGATACTAATATTGCAGGGCGGAAAGAAGATGCTAAGAGTTTTTTAGATACTTGGCGTCTTAATAATCTAGGTACAAAAGACTCAGGTGTATTACCTCCTGTGAATGATGTACCTCCTGCACTTAGAGGATGGATCTTTCCAAGAGCTGACGCATCACCTAAAGATGGTATGAAGATAGCTCATGGAAGTCACAAACCTACTACAGTTATAGATGGTGTACCTAGATTTTGGGATGCTGGTTCACATGATCCAAGTGAACATGATGCACCGGTAGACCCTAGTGGAAATCCAATCGAAGAGCTTAGACCTCGAGATGAAGACATCCCTTTAGCATGGTTAAGATCTAGTGGATCTGGACCAATGACTAATAAGGAGTTTACTGAAGGTCTAAAAATTATAAACTCATCTTCACCTGATCAACGTACAAGAGACTGGCGAGAGTTACAGTTACTTCGTCAAGCAACACAGGGAGTATAATATAGCGGCGACCCGAATCGCATCGTCCTCGCCATATGTATACTACCCCACACGCACTCATGATTACTACCGAATACGGTAAACAAAATATTTTTCCAAACGAAACACCCCCAAGAATTATGTCACACAACGCAGATTGCACAGAACATGACCACTCACATGACCAATGGCACATCGCTGAAGAAACAAATGGCCGCCTAGCAATGATAGGCTTTGCCGCAGCTCTAGGAGCATATTACTTTACAGGACAAATCATACCCGGAATATTTTAATGACACCCGAAGCAGAAAGATTTAATGGCTGGGCAGCAATGCTTGGCTTCGTAGCAGCACTAGGCTCCTACATAACAACAGGACAAATCATCCCCGGCATTTTTTAAATGGCAACAATCCAACTCAATAAAGAACTTACTACCAGCAACTGGGATAAGTTTTGTGAGTG